ACTATAATAATATCCTTGTTTAACATATATATTTACATTATTTGATAAAATTTTTCTCAAATCAGCATATGTAATTTCATTAGATTCCAGCCCTACTATAGATTTATAAGCAAGAGTAAAAGACTTATTTATTTTTTTATTATACCCCAGAGCATATCCTAATATACCCGATATTGCAGTTTTATTAGAATTTGAATCCGATACATCTCTTTGAACAATTGTTTTCTTATAATTTTCAGATTTTAATTGTTCAATAATTGT